TTTTATTTTTTACCCCCCTACCAATCATACCTAATTGACACTATTACACTAAATATGATATAATCTAGTATATGACTAAAGATAAAAAAACTAGACGCTTGTCCCTAAAACAACAAAAGTTCACAGAAGCCTACGTAGATAACGGAGGTAACGCCACACAAGCAGCCCTAGTAGCCTATGACGTGGATAACAAGATAGACGCTGCCAATATAGGCCGACAAAACTTAGATAAGCAATATGTAAAAGATGTAATAGATGCTAAGGTAAAATCTCTAAAGAATACAACTTTAGACCGATTAAAACAACACGACTTAGTAGGCCTAGCCTTAGATACAGCCCACAACGACCTCCAAGATGATGACCCCAAAGTAAGAGAAGCAGCTAGAAAGTTCATACTAGAAGTAGCCAAATTCCTATCCGAAGCCGAGAAAGTAACCAGCCATGATAATCGTACCCAAAACCTTGTTCTGCCAAAGTGGAAGTCATCTACAGGTAAATCTTAGTACTCAAGACATACTAGACTCCACCCCCCAAGGCCAATACATAAAATACATGGACATGCAAGATCTATGGAACTATCCTAATGATTTAGACTATCTACAGGAAGATGGACATTCTTATCAGATAATAGACTCAAACAATATTGACAGTTTTGACCTAGATGTGCTATAATCTATTAGAAGGGGAAATATTTAATAAATGTCTTTTACCCCCCCATTTCAAAAAGTCCTAGACGAAGTAAATACAATGGCTGCCAATAAGGAGCCTATTGCTGTATTACAAGCCTTTTTTAAAGAAAAGATGATCGAACTAGGTCCCAAAGAACGCCTCAATAACCTATATAAGATAAGACCTAAAAGAGCTGTCCCAGGAGAACGTAGCAGATATGTCTCCTTACGAATGAACACAGTACAAGACCACTATTGGGACCATAGAACAAATAGAGATTCAGTACTAAAGATGAGACAAATAGGCCTAACAACCCTATCATGTATAATAGGACTAGACCTATGCCTCTTTAACTACGGATCTAACGCCTGTATTATGGCCCACGTTCTACCAAATGTTAAGAAATACTTTAGAATAACAAAGAATGCTTTTACCCAATTCCAAAAAGATTGGGGAACACTCTACCCAGTAACAAACGAAGTAGACAATGTATCTGAGCTACACATAGCAGAAACAGGCAGTATTATGATGGTAGCTACCGAAACCAAGGGCCTAACCTTGGATTTTTTACATATAGCCGAAGCAGCCTTCGTCCCCAATAGCAGAATAGAAGAATCAATAGAATCAGTCCCCCTCTCAGGCCACGTAGTAATGGAAAGCACCCCCGATGGAGCCTCCGGCATATTCTACGAACATTGGAACAACTTTCTAACAAGCCCCGATAGCTCACTATTCACATGCCATTTCTTCCCTTGGTGGTGGCACTACCCCGAAATACAAGACATACCCTACTTAAAAAGACCCAAAGAATTCGTACCCACTGAACGCGAAGAGGGACTAATAGATAAGTATGACCTTAATCCAGACCACATAATATGGCGTAGAAACAAGATAAGTGAGTCCGGTAACAATGAATCAGAGTTCTTAAAGAAATACCCCGAAGACCCCATTACATGTTTCCTATCTGGTGCCCACTCAGTCTTCGATGCAGACATTACCCGTAGCCTATGGATGAATGGACACGACCCCGCCTTCAAAGGTGATCTAAGAGTAGCCAACAAATGAAAATAAAATTTGAAGACAGACCCTATAAAGGCAAAGACGAAGAGTTCATGGGCTGGCGCATATTCACAATGCCCAAAGCCACCCACTCTTACGCCATAGGGGTAGACGTAGCCGAAGGCAAAGGGAAAGATGCTAGCTGTGCCCAAGTAATTGATTGCAACACTGGAACATTAGTCGCTAATTACTGGTCCCCAGCAATAGACGAAGACAACTATGCAGCTGAGATATATAAAGCAGGACACTTCTACAACAAAGCTAGAGTAATAGTAGAAGAGAACAATAGTGGACACGCAGTAATAACAAACCTATCAGGGGTATACAGTAACAGCCTAAGATACCCCTATCTATATAAGAGATACGAATACGACCAGTACACCAAGAAAAAGACTAAAACAATAGGTTGGAGAACCACAGGCGGCAACAAAAACAACCTAATAAGCAACCTAAAAGCAGCATTAAGAGATGGGGATCTAAAAGTATATGATAAATACACAATAGGAGAACTAAGCACCTTCGTAGTAGATGAAAAGACAGGCAAACTAGGAGCTAAAGGCTCTGCAAGAGATGATAGAATAATGGCCCTAGCCCTAGCCTGGGAACAAGTACTCGTACTAAGAACATCATTAAACAACTCCACTAAACCCTACAACAACCAATCCCAAGAATACGACCCCACCACCGGATTCCCCATATAGGCACCTAAATGGCTAAAGCATATAAAAGCACGTCTAAAAGCAAAGCTACTCAAGCATGTATAGACTACGTAGCTGGCCTCTTACAAGACTCCGAAACCTTCTACAGACCCCTCAGAAGAAAGTGGAACGTATTCGAGTACCTCTACACCAAAGGAGCCTCCAAAAAGAACACCCCCAGAGGCAGAGCCAACCTAGAACTCCCAATAGCCTTCCAACAAATAGAACCCTTCGTAGACCATTTATCAGAACTAATGTTCGGTGAAACCCCTTACATAGCCTATTCCCCCAGAACTAAAGGCGAAGAAGTAGTAGAATCAGCAGCAGACGTAAGCAACTTCACCCAATGGCAACTAGAAGTAGGTGACTTCTACCCAGAAATGAGAAAATACTTCAGAAACCTAGGAAAACTAGGTAACTCCGTAATGAAGATAATATGGGAAGAAGACACAATAGAAAGAGACTTAGACCCCGACGAACTAGAATTTGACGAAGGCAACCCCGAACCCAAATCCCTAACCTCAGACGATGTAATGTTCGACGGTCCCAGATTCTACAACCTAAGCCTATTCGAATTCATGGTCCCCAAAGGCTCCGTAGACTGTGACATCCAAAGAATGCAATGGGTAGCCCACGAAGTCTACAGAGATCCCGACGACCTATTAGATAATGAGAACTATTGGAGAGGCCACTCCAAAATAAAGAAACTAATAGGAAAGAAAGACCCCAACACCCCCATATCAGAAGAACCCGTACCAGCCAACAAACCTGAATCCAACCATTCCAAAGAAGCAGCCCTAGCCCTCTACAGCAACCAATCCAAACAACAACAAAAGAACCAAGGTAAATGGAGAGTAGTAGAATGGTGGGGCAGATACAACTTAGGTAAGGGCTACAAAGAACCAGTACTAATAGTAATAGCCTACCCAAGTGAACTAGAACCCATACTACTACGTAAAGACCCAAACCCTTTCAAATACAAATTCAAACCATTCGTAATGTCCTACGACTACCCCATAGACGGTGAAACCTACGGCTACGGCGAACTAAACCACATTAAAGGTCTAATATCCGAATCCACTGCCCTACGCAACGCGAGACTAGACAGAACCAACATGTCACTAAATAGCATGTGGCTAGTAGAAAGACAATCCGGCATTAACACTAGAGAACTCTACACTAGCCCAGATAAAGTAGTCCTATGCGATGATCTCAATGGCATACAAAAATTCGAGAACACAGGCCCCAACCCCGCCTCCGTAGAAGAAGTAGGCAGTATAGACTACGACATTCAAAACACCACCCAAATACTAAACCCTCGCCAAGACGTAAGTAACGTAGGAGCAGCCTTCGGTCGTACAGCCACCGGCATTAACTACCTAGCAAGCTCCACAGGCTTACGCATATCAGCCAAAGCCAAACTCCTACAATACACATTCATAAGGCCCTTAGCTAGAATACTACTCTGGTACAACAGACAGTTCTTAGGAGATGGCAGCAAGGACCAACTAGAATATCGCGTAACCGGAGATGAAGTCAATCCCTTCAGTACATTAGACTCTCTAGCCTTCAAGTCAGATATAGACTTCATACCTGAATCTACCCCAATAAGGAAAACAATAGCTGAACAAGCAGAATCCCTAAACTACATGCTCCAAGTAGTAGGCCAAATAGAAAAGGTAAAACCAGGAACATTCGACATAAAGAAACTAGGCACAAAAGCCTTCGAACTAAAAGGCTTCTCAAGACCAGCAGAATATGTACTCCCCGAAGGCCCCACAATAGTAGTCCAAACAGAAGATGGACAACTAGTCGATGAAAAGGGTCAACCCGTCCAAGTAGTACCCATATCACAACTACAAGGTGGTGAGGAAGGTGGACAACAATGAACCACGAAAAAGAGAGCGTAGTAATCGCAGCCAAAAAATATGAATCACTAGAAAGACTAACTGAACAAGAGGGCTGGAAAGTACTCCTAGACCACCTAGGCGAAGTAAAGACTGTAGTAATGGAAGCCCTACTACTAGAAAAAGACTTCAACAAACTAATGGTACTACAAGAAAGATATAGAGCATTCAACAGTGTAATACAAACACTACAATCAGCCAAAGCAATAAAAGAAAAACTACACCAGGATATACAGAACATAATAGAAGACGAAAACAACATAAGAGAATTTGGAATATAAACAGCAACCAGGAGGAAGACAATGGTAATGGAAAAGTCACTAGAAGAGCTTAGAGCCGCTATCGAAGAGGATCAAGTAGAAGTAGATCCCAACGAAGCGGGAACTCAAGTAACAGTGGAATCCGAAGAAGGTGCCTCTACAGAAGAGGTAACACCTGAAGTAGTCGT